GTGCTGCGGGTGGCGCTCGAGACGGGCCGTATTTTCGAGCCAGAAACCGCGATGTGGCGGGATCGGTTGAGCACGGATTTTGAGGGTGGCCGGGCTGCGCTCGAGGCCATGCCGGTGCGTGTGCCGACGAAACCCGTTCAGACGGACACGAGTGCGCGGCAGGCGGCGCTGGAGGGTTCGGATGCCGCGATTGCTCGGCTGTTGGGTGTGACCCCGGAGATGGCGCAGAAGTACGGCGGAGGTGATGCGTAATGGCGGCATTGACGGAGGCGAGAAGCACGAACGAGCGTGAAGGGCGGCTGCTGGAGGTTCCGGTTGCGGCGAATGCACGGGTGTTCCAGGGTGGTCTGGTCGTGGCGAACGGGACCGGCTTTGCTGCGCCTGGCAGTGCAGCCGCCAACCTGACCGCGTTGGGTCGGGCTGAGGTCAGCGTGGACAACACGGGTGGCGCGAACGGTGCGAAGACGGTCACCGTCAAACGCGGTGTGTTCAAATTCGAGAACAAGGCCGGTGATCTGGTCACTCAGGCGTTGATGGGCAAGGATTGCTCGATCGAGGATGACCAGACGGTGCGGGCCACGGCTGCTGGTTCCAGCCGCGCCGGGAAGGTTGTGGGACTCGACGCGGATGGCGTCTGGGTGGAGGTTCTCTGATGATTCTGAACGCTGAAACGATCCGAGGGTTGACCCGCAATTTCCGCATCCTGGCGTATGGTGCGCTGGCTGAAACCATGACGGTGTACCCGAAGGTCGCAATGACCGTGCCGTCCAGCACGAGCCAGAACGACTACGGTTGGCTGGCCGAGATTCCCGGGATGCGGGAGTGGGTTGGTGATCGGGAGATCAAGAACATCTCTGGCAGCACCTACGCCATCAAAAACCGCGAGTTCGAGCTGACGGTTGGTGTCAGGCGCAGCGACATCGAGGACGACAACGTGGGCATTTACGCGCCCATGTTTCAGGAGCTGGGCGCAAACGTGGCGTACCACCGGGATGAACTGGTGTTCGAGTTGCTGAAGAACGGTTTCACCGGTCTGGCCTACGATGGCAAACCGTTCTTTGCCAGCAATCACAAGGTCGGCAAGAAAACCGTGTCCAACACGGACACGGGTAAACTGACCCGCCCGCGATTCCAGGCTGCCCTGGCGGCCATGCAGTCCCAGACGAACGAGGCTGGCCGTCCGTTGCGGGCGTTCATGGGTGAGGGCGAGCGTGCGCCGCTGTTGGTGGTCGGGCCAACCAACCGGGCGCTGGCTGACGAGATCGTCACATTGCCCACCCTGTCTGGTGGCGGCGCGAACCCGGATTACGGGCGTGCCCGCGTGCTGGTGTTGCCCGAGTTAACAGGCACGGCAGCGGATTACTGGATGTTGCTGGACACCAGCCGTGTGGTGAAACCGTTGATCCTCCAGGTGCGGCTCGAGCCGGAGTTCACGCGTCTGGACAGCGCAGACGATCAGAACGTGTTCATGCGTTCCGAGTACGTGTACGGCTTCCGTGACCGCAAGAACGCCGGGTACGGGTTCTGGCAGCTCGCGTACGGTTCGGACGGTAGCGTCGCCTGAGCGTTCTGATCGTGCTATTCTGAGTGCATCTGCCCCCGGCCATCGGTCGGGGGTTTTTTGTTGCACAGGAGGCAGTATGCACTCGAGTGATTTGATTGGCGCGATTGCTGCGCGTTCCGGAACCACGAGAAAGGCTGCGGCGGTATTCCTGTCTGCGTTCACGGCGGAAGTTTCGGGCGCGTTGCAAACGGGTTCGAGCGTGAAGATCATGGGTTTCGGAGTTTTTGAAGTCCGGCGGCGACATGCTCGTCGGGGCGTCAAACCGGGCACGAACGAGCCGATCATGATTCCCACCAGGAACCTGCCGGTGTTCCGCGCCAGCAAGAACCTGAAGGACGCAATTCGCTGATGTACGTGACGCTCGAGGCCATTCAGAAGGCGCTCAGCGCCGACGTGCTCGTGTACCTGGTGGATGACGAGCGCGAGCGAGCGTTGACCCCGGCGGGCCTCGAGCGCGTGGATCAGGCGATCAGGGATGCGAACGGTGAGGTGGACAGTTACATCGGGCAGCGGTACGTGCTGCCGTTACCGTTCGTGCCGGATGTGCTGGCGTCGCAGGCGTTGAACATCGCGCGGTACAAACTGTTTTTGCGGCGCGGCATTCGTGAGGGCACGGCGGATGAGAGTGTCGTCACAGCCTATCGGGATGCCGTGAAATGGCTTGAGAAGATCGCTACCGGCAAGGCCAGCCTGCCCATCCCGGACGGGTCGGGTGGCTCGAACGGCACAGTGCAGAACCCATCGAAAGCCTCAATCAGCGGGCCGGGACGCATCTTTTCGCGCGAGACCCTGGAGGACTGGTGATGGGTGTGCGCGTGATCGGTGATCTGAGCAACCTGGAGCGCAAACTCCGGCAGTTGCAGCGTCCAGCGTTGCAGACCACGGGCAGACAGGTGGGTGAGGCGCTGGTGTCCAGCACGATCCGCCGTTTCAACGAGCAGCGCGACCCGGAAGGCAAACCGTGGCAGCCGTTGGCGGCGGCGACGGTGCTGGGTGGCCTTTCGAGCAAGTCCTACACGAAGCGCGGGCGCTTGCGGAAGTCGGCGGAACGCAAATTGCAGAACCGCAAGATTCTGATTGACTCTGCACGGCTGCGGAACAGCATCTCGAGCACGGCGCGAGGCTCGAGCGTGGCGGTTGGCACAAACGTGGAGCACGCACGGATTCACCAGTTTGGTGGTGACGCGGGCCGGAAAACCGCGAGGGTCAACGTTCCAGCCAGGCCGTTCCTGGGTGTCAGTGCCGACGATCGGCGTGAAATTAGACGAATCGTGGATGACGCCATCGGAGGGTTGTGATGCTGCATGCCGCACGCGAATTCCTGACGCGAGCCTGCGCGTTCGCGGGCGTGCCGGAACGGTTCGTACTGCAACATCAGCGCAAGGGCGACGAGTACCCGAGCGGCGTGGCGGCGTACATCTCGTTCAGCCGCATCAGCCTGCGGCGCGACGGTTCCAAGCTGCGTTTCGGCCCGGACAACGCGACCACGCGGGCGTTGTACTCCGGGCAGGTGGTCATGCGCCTGGAACTGTTCGTGCGGGACGAGGCGGAACTCGAGCGGGCCATCGAGGGCGTGCTGCGCTACGTTCACGACAACGGTTTGATCGTGGACGGCGTGCCGATGAAGGTGCCGGACGGGGCTGTCGAGATCGTGCGAAACGACGAGGACGGCGTGCTGGCGGATTTCAACGGCGCGGTGCTGGAAATACCCGTCGAGGCGCAGGTGCTCGAGTCGAGCGCCTGGAGGCGACTCGAGATCGAACTGGAATCGGAGATCGAGGGGGGAAACCCGGATGAGTAGGCGCAAGAAGCGTGTGCAGAACGGTGTTCTCGAGGAAAACCCCGAGGGTGACGCTGACGGTGAGGAACTCGAGGACAACCAAGTGCAGGACGAGGAGACAGACGCAAACCTCGAGCAAACGCAGAACACCGCCTCAGACGGTGTTCTCACAACACAGGAGGGACACGTGGAGACAGAGAACCCGACCATCGAGGAGCACGCGGCGACGCTGGGAACGCCAGCCTGGGCGCTGGCGGGCACGAAGGTGCGCGAGCGGTGGGTGGCGCGACAGCGCATCACACGAACGCAGTTCGAGGGGGCCGTCGAACGGTTCCTGAGCGGCCCGACGGACGGGCCTGGCAGAAAGGGCGGTGAATGATGGCGCGGCTTCCGGGCGTGTACCCGACAACTCAGGATGGCGGGCTGGGCATTGTCGCACCCGGCGGTGAGGGTGCGCGCGTGGTGGTCGGTGTTTCCAGCCTGGGCACCAGCAACCTAGTGATCAGCCTGAGCGAACTCAGCGAGGTGCCCGCAAAACTCGGCAGCGGACCGCTGGCACGAGCCGTGGCAGACCAACTGGCGTACGGGGGCGGCGTGGTGTACGCCGTGCGTGCAACAGGCGATGTCGCGGGCACGATCACCCCGGACGCGGCCAACCCGGCCAACCCGGCGGTCACATTGACTGGCTCTGCCCTCGATGGCTACGACGTGGTCATCACCATCACACGCGCAGGCGCACTCGGCGCGGGCGCATTCACCATCAGCCTCGACGGTGGGGACACGGTATCCGAGGAGATCAGCCTGGCCGCGAGTTACGCCATCCCCGACACGGGCGTGACAGTAAGCTTCGCAGCGGGCGCATACGTCGCCGGAAACACCTACAACTTCGCCATCACCGCACCAAAAGCCAGCGTCTCGAGCGCCCAGGCCGCGATCAGAGCGGCACTGAACTCGGGCTACCTGTACGAGTACGTGCAACTCGCACAACCCGCCGACAGCGCCATGTGGGCCGCGCTGGACGCACTCGCACTCGAAGCCGAAAACGCGTTCCAGTACGTGTTCATGGTGGCAGAAACCACACCGCCAGGGGCGGACGTGGACGCGTGGGTGACCGCCAGGGTGACCGAAAAAGCATCATTCACCAGCAAACGCGTCATGCTGATCGCCGCCCACGCCGAAGTTGTGGACACGCTCACCGGCAGGCTCGAAGTGCAATCCCTGGCCTCCAGAATCATGGCTCGCATCAGCCGCAACCCCGTGCAGGTCAAAGCCGCCTGGGTTGGCGGTGGCGCAATCGCAGGGGTCATCATCCCCGCACCGTTCACCGTGCAGGGCAGCACAAAAAACAGCTCATTCAACAACAGCCACAGCCTGACACTCGAGCAGGCAGGCTTTACCACTATTTACTCACTGATCGGCGCAGACGGGTACTACGTGGTCGAGGATCGCATGGCGGCAGGCAGCACGTCAGACTACAAGATCACAGCCAACCGACGCGTCATGGACAAGGCAGTAAACTTGGTGCGCCAGGCTCAACTCAAGTACGTGCAAAAAGACGTTGACCCCGTAGACGTAAACGGCGAGATCGGTGCCATCCGCGCAGACTCCAACAGCGCCCTGCGGTCAATGGTCACCGACGGCAACATCGTGCGCGGACGAGTGGTACTACTGCCCGGCCAGGACGTGCTGTCCACCAGCAAACTCAAATTCAAAATCCGCATCGTACCCAAAGGGTACGTACGCGAAATCGAGGACGACTTCAGCTTCGAGAACCCGTTCCGGGTCGCCTGAAAGAGGTGATGTGAATGGCAGTAAACGGCAAATACTACGCCTGGGAAGACATCACCATCAAAGTTGCGGGCGAGACGCTGACGGACATCGAAAGCATCTCCTGGGGCCGCAAAATGCCGATCAAACGGCGTTACGGCAAGGGCCGCACCACACGAGGATTCATCCGCAAAAACATCGAAACCACCGGCAAGATCAAACTCGCGCTCGAGGAATGGCAACACCTCCAACTCCAACCCTTCTTCCAGGAGAACGGCATCGACAATCACGCCCCATTCGAGATCGTCGCCTCATTCGACAACGGCGACAAAATCAGCACGTACACCCTCAAGGATTGCGTGATCGTCGGCGACAACTACGACGGCATCGAACAGGACACTGACGGTGCCATGGTCGAACTCGACATCGAAATCCTCGGCGACATCGAATTCGAGTAA